ATTATCCGCAGGAATTGATTCGGAAGATATAGTTCATCTGCGAATCGCAAGATGGTTAGATATTATGTTACCGCCTGGATCGGTTTGGCATCATTCACCGAATGAAGGCAATCGTCATGTTGCTTTCAAAGTAAAGCAAAAACGTATGGGAACAAAAGCTGGCTGGCCAGACATAGAAATATTTGTACCAGGCGATCAGACGTTATGCGGTGCATCCTTATCAATATTTATTGAGGTTAAAGGTGCTAAGGGTAAAGCGACTGCTAATCAGATACTTATAAGAGACAAACTTGAAGAAGCTGGCGGTATTTGGCAACTGTGCAGATCTGTTGACCAGGTACAAGAATTTTTAGAGGGATTTATTAAACTGAGGGGAAAATAGATGGGTCATTCAAATAAAACTGGTGCAAATCCAGTATCACAAATTTGCAAAGAGCTGATTAAAAAGTCCAGGCCGTTAACACAGCAAGAGCTAGCAGCTGAAAGAGCTGCCTGGAAAGCACAAGAGTTGAAGGTAGATCATTTTGATAGGATCATTAAATGAATCCACATCAGTATGCAGAAACAGCTGCACAAATATTAAAAGATAGAGCTGACAAGCTTGGGGATTACCAGGAGTTATATGAAAATTTAGCTGCCAGACTAACACTAAGTTTCAAAAATAAATTAAAACCAGGTGAAAGATTCTATGCAAGTGATGCTGTTAAGTTTCATATTGAAAATAAATTAGCGAGGATGGACTGCGGCGAAGCCAACTCAGACCACAATTTAGATGGTGGAAATTATTTTTTTATTCATGGGGGGTTGACAGATGAATCACGATGACTGTAAAATTTCTTCTAAAGCAAATCATGTAGCTAAGCTTAGCGCACAACTTAGCAATCCAATTAATTCCTTTAATAAAAAAAATAGCTTAGATAGCTTAGCTAAGAATAATAACTTAGCTAAGATAAATAACTTAGCTAAGTTAACAGCTAAGAAAAAGAATCCAGCCTATGCAGCAGCTGTGGATCGTAGCGCAAAGTTTCCCATTGATGAGTTACAAAGGCGAGTTTTATCTAAGCTAAGAAAAAAATACTCAGAAGAAGCTTATAAAGATTTAGTGATTAACCTGGAACACATTCCTATATTTGATAAATTTAACTGGCTTAGAGACATGGATGACAAGCTTAGAAAAGAGCGCAAGTAATGGATGTAGCGCAGTTAAATGATTTATTCTTTGAAGCTGCGGAAACAGAAAGAAAATTGCCAAGTGCTTTTAGAAAGCAAAAGATGGTCAACTGGCCAGATTATGTAACTGAGTGGTCTGGTTATGGTTACAGCACAACAGAACCAACCAGGTTAAAAGCTAGTCCAGATCAGATTACCAGGTTAGATAAAGCTATAGACCTGGCGTTAACAAAGATGGATGACGAGGATAGAAGGCTTACCTGGGCGGTAGCTCACTCAGCTGCATTTACTGATCGTGGTCCTAAATGGACTAAGATAGCAAAAATCCTAGGACTGAATGATCCTAGGATTGTGAAGCGTAGGTATAAAGATGCTTTGGTTAGGCTTTACTACAAGCTCTAAGTATTCTTAAATTATTTCTTGATTGGCAATCTCTATGAAGATCTATCCAGGTCCATTCGTGAATGGGCCTGGTTTCATTTTCTTTTAAATTTTTGAGGAACTTATTTATTTGTTGTTTTTTGCTTAGTTTTTTCATTAAGCAGCTTCATATTCCCACTGAACAGCAGCGCCGCTAGCCATTTTTTTAGCAGCTGCATTTTTGATTGCCTGGATCAACCAGTAAGCATCAGTGTGTGTCCAGTTATCAACCTCGCAGCACTGATACTCAAGGCAGCAAGTCATGTTGAAAATGTCTGCATCAGTCAAGTTTGGGCAGCCATAAAATCCCATCATACCTTTGAATTTTTGCATACCAACAAAACACTCATTTGGAAACAGCATCAAATGCTCAATAAATTCCTCGCTGTAATGTGCGGTGTTATCTCCGTACTTGGCATCAACACTTTTGACGTTGGCTTGGGCAAGAACAGTGCAAAAGTTTTTCGCAGTGTTGTTTATCTCTTGCTTAGTGTGAATGTTGTAGCAGTGCATCTTGTTGGTAGGTGCTTGAGTGTAAGCAACTAATGCTGCTATGTGTTCTGGGTTTACGATAAATGCGCTCATGTTTTCTCCTTAGTTGTTAAGCTGCAACATTGAACAAGGGAAGCTCGTTCAATTCCTGGTTGTTAACCTTGGCTTCTAGTCTGTCTGCAAACTGAGCTACATGGTGAACAACATTGTTTTTGTTTCTCCAGTGATTCATGGCAATATTGCAGCTATCAGCACTGTCGAAACCAATTTTGTGAAGCACGCCCAAACCTCTCATCATGTGAATCCAGGGTTTGTCGATGCCATATTTTTTTTGCCAGTAGTCCATAAATGCCCAGGCTTGCTTGATCTTGGCAATGTAAGCACTACCAGGCTTGTTCTTGGCAATGTCAACCTCGCCGCAGCTGCCGAAGCCTACGAAGTTAAAAATTCTAAATAACTTTTCTAGCTGGTCAAAACTCTCATTCATATGCCATATGGCCATTGCTCTTTCTGGATACTTGATTTTGCCACCTTTAATGGCATCAGCAATGAGCTGCAAATTGCTAGCTTCATCGCCGTTGATAACGTCTGGAATCACACACACTGCATTAGGACACTTGTCCATTGCAGCATTGGCCCAAGCATAAAAGCCATCCCACCAGGCAGCATCAAGAGTGATGCCTTTCTTCCAGGCGGTGAAAGCTCCGTTGTCCAGGATCAATACCTCATTGTCACCAACAAGCTCAATGCACTCAGCAAGTTGCTCTGGGTGCATATAACTGACACAAAAGCTTTTGCCTTTGAGCTGCGGTAACAATCTTTTTGGTGTGATTGGCGTTCCGTGAACTAACCTTTTCATCTAGGCAGCTACTCCGTAATTTGCCTTGACCATGCCTTTGGCTATGAACTCCATGAAGTGCATGGGATCTCCATTGAAGAAGTCGATCTTGACAAAGTTGTCTTTGATCTTGGCTTTTGTTTCTGGATCTAACTTTTTGATCCAGGCAATGACAGTGGCAGTCTCTACGATGTGGAACATACCAGCTTCATCGAACTCAAAATTGTGAGCTTTGTCGATACCTTTTTCATCAATGAAAGTATCTAACCATTCGTTGAAAGCAATCATAGTTTCTCCTTAGTTGTTGATGTTGTCGAAAAGCGGCAAGCCAAACTCTTGCCAGGTTTTATTAGGAATCTTGATGATGAAGACTTCCTTAATAAATTTCAGTCTTCCCCAACACTTCTGGATGTCGAACACACCTCTTTGGTCAACAACCTTGCCGTTGTAAACTATCTGGGCATGGCCAGTAGTCACAACTAAGTAGGGGATGTTAGGTTTAGCTTTGTAGTGGACAAAGCCGCTCAAAGTCATTTTACCAGGCAAAACGTGTCTGAATTTAACGCCAGCATGATTGAACCATTTGAAATAGTCATGGGTGAAAGTAGCGCCTTTCCACCTTGGCTTAGCATAGTACTTATCGGCTTTTTTGAACCAGGCCCAGGCATCTTTGAAAGGCTTTTGAGCAGCAATGGCACAAGCTAAAACGCCACAACAAGGACCTTTGGCTTGATCCCAATCGTGAGCCGTCAAAGCAAATGTCGTCATGTTTTCTTACCTCCATTACTAATATGATACTATTGACGTTAGAAGTCAAGTAGTATGACAAAATAAATTTAAATTAACTTTTTTAAATCAAGTTGCTTGACTAAATGATCTGAAAATATTAGAGTTTTTGTTAAGATTAGTTAAGTTAACGCCTGGTAGAAGATACCAGGTTTTTTTTTGAGCTGGATTAATGGCTAAAGTTATTAAGATAAGAGTTACAAAACCGCAGATGGAAAAGATCTGTGAGCGTATTGCTGAAGGTGAAAGCTTAACCAGGATATGTAATAATACTAAGAGCTTACCTAGCTGGCGTACTGTACTAAGATGGGTACAAGAGAACGATGATGCTCATTCGATGTATCGTAAGGCTAGAGCGTTGCAGTGTGAGGTTATGAGGGATCAGATACTTGACCTGGTTAAGATGGCTTTACCAGAAGATCCTAAGCTGGCAATGGCTGAAGTGCAGCGTAGACGATTAGAAGCAGATCATATGGATAAACATATTAGGCAGATGCAGCCGTTAGGTGTTAGGGATAAGGCAGAAGATAAGACGGCTGGGAATAATGGCCAGGTTACTTTGTCCTGGGCCAATGGCAACTTGGAGATTGTGTAAGGTTTACTGTGTGAATGGTCTTGTGTTGGCAGTGATCTCGCACACAAGGTATGCCATTAACTTGTTAATTAAATATTGCACAGATTCTACAGACTATTGCCACTGGATCTTATGTGTTTGTTGCTTGGCTTACAAATAGTTACGAGTACCTAACTCGTATAAGGTCATTTTTTCTGTAAGAGGGTGGGTATGGGCCGAAAACATGGGCGCTTGTCTTAATACGTATATTATACTCTTGGGAGAGTGTCTAAGCCATGAACATCGAGATTCCGTATTCACCTAGACCACTCCAGGCAAAGCTTCATAACGAGCTAACAACTAACCGCTGGGGAGTTGTGGTATGCCATAGACGATTTGGCAAGACTGTGATGGCTATAAACCATTTACTGAGGGATGCTATACTTAATGATAAAACGAATCCCAGGTACGCTTATATAGCGCCTACTTATAGGCAAGCGAAAGCTGTGGCATGGGATTATCTAAAGCAGTTTGCTGGTAAAGTTCCTATGGTTAGGTTTCATGAGACTGAGCTTAGGTGTGATCTTCCTAATGGATCGAGGATACAGCTGCTAGGTGCTGAGAATTATGATAGTTTACGAGGTATATATCTTGATGGAGCTGTCCTAGATGAAATGGCTGATATGCCAGAAAGTTTATTTCCAGAAGTGTTAAGGCCAGCTTTATCGGATAGGAAGGGATGGGCGTTCTTTATTGGAACACCTAGAGGTCACAATGCTTTTTTTGATTTGTATGAAGCAGCGCAGAATAATAAGGATTGGTTTACACAAGTTTATAAGGCTAGTGAGACTGAGATAGTCGATGCTGAAGAATTAGAAGCTGCCAGGTTGATGATGACCGAGGACCAGTTTGAACAAGAGTTTGAATGTTCCTGGGTTGCTAATGTACCAGGAGCTATTTTTGGAAAAGAACTGCAAGTTGCCCAGGAAAGTGGGCGCATAGGAAATGTTCCCTATGACCAATCGCAAAAAGTAGATACCTGGTGGGATCTTGGTATAGGTGATAGCACCGCTATTTGGTTTACACAGAGTGTTGGTAGAGCCATCCATGTTATAGATTTTTATGAAGCCAGGAATGAAGGGTTACCGCACTATGCGAAAATACTTACAGGTAAAGGCTATTTTTATGGAAGCCACAATGCGCCGCATGATATTGAGGTTAGAGAACTTGGCTCTGGTAAGAGCCGCCGTGAGATCTCATACGATTTGGGAATTAATTTTAGGGTTGTACCAAAGCTGCCAGTTGAAGATGGCATACACGCTGCGCAACTTATTCTCAGCCGTTGTTGGTTTGACCAGGTAAATTGTAAGGCTGGATTAGAAGCATTAAGGCAGTATCACCGAGCTTATAATGAAAGATTAAGGACATTTAGGAATAGTCCAGTACATGATTGGGCCAGCCATGCGGCTGATGCCTGGAGATATTTTGCTGTGGGTGTAAGGGAAAACCGAGGGTTTGAACGGCCACCACAAGCGATTGCAGATAGTAGTTATAATCCATTTAATAGTATAGGAGCAATGTAATATGGGCGGATTATTCGGCGGCGGCAGTAGGCCAGCACCACCACCACCTCCACCACCACCTCCATCGCAAGCTGTACCAGCACCGACTAAGAGGAGTGAGGTAGAGGATAAAATGAAAGATCCTAAAAGAGTTTCTAGGAAAAAAACCATAATGACTTCACCTCAAGGCGTATTGGGTGAAGAAGATGGAGTGGCGTACAAGACGTTATTAGGTGGTGCAACTAAGAAGTCCTAGCTTTGGTGAGGTTATGGAGCTTGTTAAGCATAGTAAGTTTCATAGGCCACTTAGATTCAATTTATTGATTAAGAGCTTTGATACACCATTAAAACTGAAACAATATAGGTACTGGCGTAATAAAAAACAAAAGCTTGTGGGTTTTTGTTCTTACGCTTTTGTGTCTAATGAAGTGCTGGATAAATTATTAGACGGCGCAACTATGCAGTCTGAATACTGGCAATCTGGTAAAAATTTATGGCTGGCTGAGTTTGTAGCGCCATACGGCCATGTCTCATTTATTGTGAAAGACACTGTGCGGTATTTTAATAAGGAACATGGAATTGAAACTGGATATTGGTATAGACCTACTAAACAGAAAAAAGGGCTTATTGGACCAAATAAACTTCTGGAATAATCCTTTATACTGCTCAATCGGTGATGATGGCGGCGATGATGGCGGCGATGATGGCGGCGATGATGGAAATGATGATGATTCCAATGTCGGTGATGATCCATCTAACGAAGATGATCCAGGCGTAGGACCAGGTGATGGTCCTGGAGATGATGGAAATGATGATGATTCCAATGTCGGTGATGATCCTAGCGGACCTGGTGATCCAGGTGTAGGACCAGGTGATGGTCCTGGAGATGATGGCGGCGATGATAGTGGCGATGATAATTATGATCCGCCAGAAGAAGATCCAGGCTACGATCCAGATCCACCAAGCAGTCCAGGTCCAGGCCCAGGTGATGATAATGATGATGATGACGATAGTTATCAAGATAATCCAGCACCAGATGATCCACCAAGCAGTCCAGATCCAGGCCCTGGCGATGATGACAGCGGTAATGATGACGGAAATGATCCAGATCCAGGCGATGGTGCTGAGGAAGATGATTCAACAGTTGGTGACGATCCAGCTAATGAAGATGACACTGGGGTAGGTCCAGGCCCTGGTCCAGACGATGGAGACAGCGGTAACGATAGCGTTGATCCAGATCCAGGTGATGGCGCAGAAGAAGATGATTCAACTGTAGGCGATGATCCTAGTAATGAGGATGATCCAGGTGTAGGACCTGGTGATGGTCCTGGTGACGATAATGGTGATGATAATGGTGATCCAGATCCTGGTGATGGCGCAGAAGAAGATGACTCGGTAGTTGGTGACGATCCAAGCAATGAAGATGATCCAGGCGTAGGCCCAGACGATGGCCCTGGAGATGGAAGCTCAGAAGAAGGCGGCGGTGGATCAGATGTTGGAAGTCCAGATACTGGACAACCAGGATCAGACACACCAGAAGATGGAACTGACCAAGATGAAGGCATAGGTGAAGATGAATCTATAGTTGGTGATGATCCAACTACACCAGAAGAAACTGATCCAGATCCAGGCGGTGTTGATATAGACGATGATCCAGTGCCAGATGATCCTGGTCCTGGTGGCAATCCAGGTGGCGGCGATGGCGGCATGGATATTGGCGGCGAGCCAGGTGGTGATCCTGGTGGCGGTGGCGGCGGTATGGATATCGGCACAACACCAGATGACAATGATGGTGGTAATGATGATTTAGGCGGTGATGACGATAATGTTTACGATCCACCAGGCGATACTGTCACAGATCCGCCAGCAGACAATACAACTGGATCTGCAAATCCCAGGGATGTTGTTAGAGCTGGTGATGAGGAAGAAGAAGAAGAGCGTAAGCGTGGTCGATCAAAAGGCACAATATTAACTTCAGCTCAAGGTATTGTAGGCGGTGCGCCTATCCGCAGAAAAACTTTATTAGGATTATAAATGGC